TTAGCTGACCAAAAAGGTGGTGCGTTGTTCATAGGTACACCTATGGGACGTAACCACTTCTATGACTTATACAAGTACGCAGAACTAGAGGACGATGTGTCCTATGAGTCTTGGCACTTTACAAGCTACGACAACGAACTACTGGACTCAGAGGAAATAGACCTAGCTAAGAAGTCTATGTCATCCTATGCATTCCGACAAGAGTTTATGGCATCATTTGAAGCTAGAGGCTCAGAAATGTTTAAGGAGGAGTGGGTTAAGTTTGGCGATAAGCCAGACATAGGTGACTACTACATCAGTATTGACTTAGCTGGCTTTGAGGATGTAAGTAAGAAAAGATCTAAGAACTCTAGGCTTGATGAGTCAGCAATAGCTGTAGTTAAAGTCAACGAGGACGGATGGTTCCTAGAGAACATTATCTACGGTAGGTGGGACTTAGCGGAGACAGCTAGAAAGATCTTTGATGTAGTGCGAGACTATAGACCTATTAGTGTAGGGATTGAACGTGGTATCTCTAAGCAGGCTGTAATGTCTCCCTTGCTGGACATGATGAAGCAGAACGGTAGATTCTTTGTTGTAGAGGAGTTAACCCACGGTAACAGAAAAAAAACCGATAGGATTATGTGGGCTTTACAGGGTAGATTTGAGAACGGACAGATTACATTGGGTAAAGGCGAGTGGAACAGTCAGTTCATGGATCAGTTATTCCAGTTCCCCGATGTCTTAACACATGATGACTTAATAGACGCTTTTGCATACACAGATCAACTGGCTAAAGTAGCCTACTCATATGACTTTGAAATTAATGATCTTGAAATACTAGACACAGTAACAGGCTACTAATGAAAACTATAACTACAGCACAAAAAGCAATGTTAAAAAAACACTCTTCTCACCACAGCGCTAAGCATATGACTGAAATGAGGAAAAACATGAAGGCAGGTAAAACTTTTACTCAGTCTCATAAAGCTGCTCAAAAGAAAATAGGGAAGTAACATGGCTAAACAAGGTTTATACAGTAATATTAATGCTAAACGTAAACGTATTGCAGCGGGTTCCGATGAAAAGATGCGTAAAGCCGGTAGTAAAGGCGCTCCTACAGCCGCACAATTTAAAAAAGCAGCTAGGACAGCCAAAAGAGGTAAAAGATAATGGACTACGGTGATAATGATGTCATAATGAGTGACGAACACCTAGAAAGCTGGGTAATGACTAAGTGTGACTCATGGCGAGACAACTATGAGTCTAATTATTCAGACAGGTTTGAGGAATACTACAGGCTTTGGCGTGGACAGTGGGCAGCAGAGGACTCTTCTAGGAAGAGTGAACGCTCTAGAATCATTAGCCCTGCACTTCAGCAGGCTGTAGAGTCCAGTGTAGCAGAACTAGAGGAAGCAACCTTTGGTAGAGGTAAATACTTTGATATTACTGATGATTTAGCTGATGCTGAAACTGAAGATGTTGTGTACCTACGAAATAAACTGCATGAAGACTTTGAAAAGACACAGCTTCGTAAGCAGGTAGGTGAGTGCTTAATAAACAGTGCTGTATTTGGCACAGGTATAGCTGAAATAGTAATAGAAGAAATTAAAGAGATGGCTCCCGCTACTCAGCCTATTATGGACGGACAACTACAGGCGGTAGGTGTAAACATTACTGACCGCACTGTGGTTAAACTACGCCCTGTGCTTCCTCAGAACTTTTTAATTGATCCTGTAGCTACTTCAATAGAAGATGCCTTAGGTGTTGCTGTGGATGAGTATGTGTCCCGTCACCTAGTGCAACAGTTACAGGAAAGTGGTGTTTATAAAAAAACATATGTAGGTCAGTCACCCAGTGACGATGATTTAGAGGCAGATCATGATCTATCTTCCTACGATGAAGATAAAGTACGTTTAACTAAGTACTATGGTCTTGTACCCCGTTACCTATTAAAAATAGGTGAGAAAGAAGCATTATTAGGTGAAGATGAAGATATTGCTGATTTAGAATTAGATGAAGATGAGGAAGACGGAGACGAAGAGGAAGCATACTATGTGGAAGCTGTTGTTGTTATCGCTAATGGAGGCATCCTACTAAAAGCAGAAGAAAACCCTTACATGATGCAGGACAGACCTATCATCGCTTTCCCTTGGGATGTAGTTCCTTCTAAGTTTTGGGGCAGAGGGGTGTGTGAGAAGGGCTACAACAGCCAGAAAGCCCTTGATACAGAACTCCGCGCTCGTATTGATGCATTAGCTCTAACTGTACACCCAATGCTTGCTATGGACGCTACAAGGCTTCCTAGAGGCTCTAGGCCTGAGGTAAAACCCGGAAAAATCATCTTAACCAACGGTGATCCTAAGTCTGTTTTACACCCTTTTAACTTTGGGCAAGTAAATCAAATTACATTTGCACAGGCCGCTGAACTACAGAAGATGGTACAGATGGCTACAGGCGCTATAGACTCCGCTGGTATTGCTGGTAGTATTAATGGTGACGCTACGGCTGCTGGTATTAGTATGTCTCTAGGTGCTATCATTAAGAGGCACAAACGCACACTAATTAATTTCCAGCAGTCTTTCTTAATCCCTTTTGTAATGAAAGCCGCTCACAGGTACATGCAGTTTGACCCAGAGAACTATCCTGTTAAGGACTACAAGTTTAACACTACCTCTACTCTAGGCATTATTGCCCGTGAGTATGAAGTAACACAACTTGTACAGTTGTTGCAAACAATGTCTCCAGAGTCTCCACTGTACAATACTTTAATACAGTCAATTATTGACAACATGAACGTATCTAACCGTGAAGAACTTATTGCTAAGATTGATGAGGCTGCTCAAGCTGCGAAGCCTACACCGGAACAGCAACAAGCACAGCAAGCGACACAACAAGCACAGATGGCCTTCCAACAGTCTCAAACAGACGCTTTAGCAGGGCAAGCCGTAGAGTCTAAGTCTAGAGCACAGAAGATTGCTATAGAAGCCCAGTTGTTACCGCAGGAACTTGAAATAAGCAAGATTAAAGCTATTACATCTAACTTACAAGCGGGAGATCAAGACGATAAAGAGTTTGAACGTAGAATGAGAATTGCTCAGACACTGTTAAAAGAGAAAGAGATTGAACTCAGGACTCCTTCACAACAGCCTATGCAGCAGGCACCTCAACCACCAGCACCGCAGCCTCTACAGGCTCCGCTGCAACTACAAGGAGTACCTAATGGTAGTAACTAGGACAGAACTAGCTGAAATAGTATCTCAGATCAATACTAAGTTTGAGGAACTAGAGCAAACTATTAAAGAAGTAAAAACTTGCAACTGTGCAACAGATAAACAGAAGGCTACAAAGGCTTCTAAGAAAGCAGCATAATGGTTGCTCCACGCAAAGGTAAAGCTAAAGTAAAAGTCACATCTAGTGGAAAAAGGGTAAGTTATGGGCAAGCAGGCCCAGCTAGAGGAGGTGGATCTAGAGTAAAGGCAGGGACTAGCAAAGGCGATAGTTATTGCGCCCGTAGTCTAGGTATTAAGAAAAGACTCTCTAAAGAAAAACAGAATGACCCTAATACACCGAATAATTTATCAAGAAGGCGCTGGAAATGTTCCGGTGCTAAATCAAGGAGAAGCTAATGCCATACGGCACAGGTACATACGGATCTAAAGCAGGTAGACCCGCTAAAAAGAAAACTAGACAACAAAAGGCTATGAGTAAAAGAAAACCTTCAGGTTCTTCTAGGGGCCGCTAATGATACTTGAATTAGCAGCCATCGTTAGTACGGTAAATGCTGCTACTTCAGCCTTAAACAGAGTAGCAGGGGCTACCTCAGATATTCAACAAATCAGTTCTTTTCTTGGTGCTCTGGGGGAGGCGCAACACGATCTTCAGAAAATTAAAAATACTCAGAGTCTTTCAGCGGCAGATGCCATACAGCATCAACTAACACAAAAACAAATATCAGACACCTTATCCGAAATCAAGGACATATTTTTAGTCAGTGGTAATTCTGGATTATGGGATAATGCTATGCAGGCTATGGCTGACGCTAGAGTTGCTAGACAGAGTGAAATTAACAAAGCTATTGCTAAACGTAAAGTTAAACTTAAAGAACTTAAAGAAGCGGGGGTGATTATCTTAATAGCTGTGATTATAGTACCTGTGGCTGTTTTTGCCGTACTGTATTCATTAGTTAAATAATTAAAATAACTCTTGACATTTACACAGAAGTGTGATATAATGTATAGGTACATTAGTGTACATAGGTATTCTTTAATTAAAGGTAAAATACAATGAAACAAGAGTTAGAAACATATTTTAATAATTACTTTGCGATGTTTAGGTCAGAAGGCTGGAAACAGCTAAACTCTGATTTACAGAGTAATGTTAATCAGATCAACTCAATAGAGTTAACAGAAGATGCTAATAACTTGTATTTCCGCAAAGGACAATTAGCAATTCTTTCAACACTTTTTAATCTTGAAACACAGATTGATAATGCCAAAGAACAAGCAGAAACAGATGACTCTGAAGAAGCTGAAGATGAGGTTATTTGATTTCAGATGCCCCTGTGGGCATAAGTTTGAAGATTTAGTAAAGTCCGATGTCACAACTTCTAGGTGCAGTTGTGGCTTGGACGCAAAGCGAATTGTTTCTCCTGTGAGATCTCGTTTGGAAGGCATTACTGGGGATTTTCCCGATGCACATGACAAATGGGCTAAACGTAGGAAGCAGCAAATAGCATACGAACGGAAACAAGGTATTTAACCCTTCCGTTATACTAAAGTTCTCCACAATACTAAGGTACGGAGTTAATAATGGCTAGAATAATAGAAAGTGAGCGTCAAGACGCAGAGTCAACAGATCAATTAGATATGTTTGATGAGAAACAAGAGGTAACTCCTGAACCACAGGAACCTTCTATCCCAGATAAATATCAAAATAAATCTGCTGAAGAACTTGTACAGATGCATCAGGAAGCTGAGAAGCTACTGGGCCGACAGAGTTCTGAAGTAGGTGAATTGCGTAAAGTTGTAGATAGTTACATACAGACACAACTCACACCAGAACAACAAGCACCCTCAGAAGTCGAAGAAATAGATTTTTTTACAGATCCTGATGCGGCTATGAATAGGGCGATTCTAAATCATCCTAAAATCAAAGAAGCAGAGGCTGTTACAACACAGTATCGTCACAGCACAGCTATGGCGCAACTAAAAGATAAACATCCTGATTTGGAAGTTATCTTGAAGGATGCTAAGTTTGCTGAGTGGATTCAAGCTTCTAAAATTAGAACTAGATTGTTTGTAGACGCAGACCAGAAGTATGACCATGAAGCCGCCGATGAGTTATTTAGCCTTTGGAAAGAACGGCAGAACGTAGTCCAACAGACTGCACAGGTTGAACAGAAGGCTCGTAAACAAGCAGTTAAGTCGGCTAGTACAGGCAATGCCCGTGGTAGCTCTGAATCCTCTCCTAAAAAAATCTATAGACGCGCAGACATTATTAACCTTATGAAAACAGACCCTAATCGGTACGCTGCATTACAACCAGAAATTATGCTGGCGTACAAAGAGAAAAGGGTCAGATAACCTTATATCTTAGGAGATATTTATTATGACTGATTCCGTATATCCCGCAACCGGCGGGTTCGTTGACAACACTAGCGCAGCAACTTTTATTCCAGAAATCTGGAGTGACGAGATTATTGCTGCATACCAAAAGAATCTTGTATTGGCTAACCTAGTCAAGAAGATGTCTATGTCAGGCAAGAAAGGCGACACAATCCATGTACCTAAGCCTGTCCGTGGTGATGCCCATGTTAAAGCAGCTAAGACCGCTGTAACAGTACAGGCAAGCACAGAAGGTGAAGTACAGGTATCCATTAACCGTCACTTTGAATACTCACGTTTAATTGAAGACATTACAGA